ATATTGCTGTTCTCAAAATTAATAATCCAATTATCTCCTTTTTTATCTATGGTATAAAACCATGAATTAGCTGTTAAACCAGAATCAGAAGGAGTATTTTTCTTGAATTTTTCTAATGATTTTTCCGCTATTAATCTGATTTGTTCTTCATTAAAGCCTTTTTTAATTTGTAAAAGAAATTGCTCAGTATTAGAACCTTTTCTTTTTACTTTTACTTTAATCATCCTTTAGATTTCATACGCATGCGTCTAGCAGCGTTTAAAGCATTATTCTGAGATAAAATATCTCGTTTAGACATTTTACCGCTTTTACCATTTTGTTCTTTTTCTTTAATGCTACAAATCCTTATTAATGTTAGAAGTCTATTCAAATGCCATTTTTGGCATTCAAATGGTATTTGAAATGATATCATCCAATAATAGATTAATTCACTAGTAATAGTTTCATTTTTTCTCTTTTTTGGACCGCCAATACCTTCGACTGTTTTATTTTCGTAAAATTTAGTTGCAGTAGCAGGAGAATCTATATACTCATTTATTCGTTTTAACTCATCCTTTGATAACAAATTATATACAATAGGATCAACATTTTGAGTTATTGTCATAAATTTAATATAATCTTTAGTTTCTTCATCTGTTTTTTTATCATCACTAATAAACGGTTTTTTGTATTTGGCTTCCCATTTAGATACAGAGACTAGAGAATGCTCTAAACAAAGAACGGTTTCTTTAGTGTTAATAAACTCTTGAGTAGAATTATTAAATCCTTCTTTAGCACGTATTTTTATTTCAAGCATTCTCTATGTTTCTCCCTATTTTTTATTTTTTATTAGCTAACTGTTTTTTCAATTCAGGCGCATATTCTGGTGGAACAATACCATTAATGAATTCAGATGCTGCATCTGCATCAGTTGCCAATTCCATAAATAAATTAGAATAAGCCTCGGTTTGTGAAAACGCTTCTGCTAATTCTTTAGATTTAATAAAACGTTTACCGTCTGGCGATTTTTCACCATAGGAACGAAGAATTAAATCTTTAAATAATTTTACTAATTCTGGAACTTCTTTTGTTTCAATGATTTTTTCAATGATAGTTGTTAAACCACCTTTGACTTCTAATTGCATTTCCATGAGTTCACTTTTCATTAAATTGAAATAAAAAGTTTCTTCTCTTTCTTCACTATTGAAGTCAACATATTTAATTTTCTTTGCGTACATAATATTTATGTAACTCCTTTCTTCTAATAAAAAAAGGGGCTGTTTAATTAACAACCCCAATTAACCATTTTGAATTCTTTAATTAACCAGCTGGAAATAAAGCTGCTAATTGATCTGGTGTTAAAACAGTTGGATCGCCTGTAAAACCAGGAAGAACGGCTGCAATAGCTGTAATCTCTTCTTGATTAGCTGTGCCATATAATGCAGCTTCAATTTTAGTTAAAACTGCTGATGCGACAGTTCTTGAATCAATTTCGATGTGAGCTGTTGGTTTGAAACCTGTAACTTCGACTGGAGTTGTTGAAACTTCCCAAGAGAAAGTCATTGCTTCTGGTGATTCATTAACTGTTTCATAAGATCTTTCACTTGGTGCGGCTAAGCAACCATAAATAATATGGATCTTATAACCAAGATCTTGATCAACATCATTACCAATTTTTGTTTGGTAACAGAATGCAAATTTCTTACGTTTTTGTTGACCAACTTTTAAACCAGGTTTAACACTTGCAGAACCATCACATTCTTCAAATTCATCTGGATATGTATAAGCTTCAATTGTTGCAGCAAAGTCTTCAGCAGACATTAAATTTAAGTATTTAATATTATCTGCATAAACTGGAGATACTTCAGCACCGCTTGGAGATTGTGTAACAGTTGTTAAACCGTTCCAAGCAACACCTTTATCATAACCAGTACCAGCAGCATTAATTGGGTATAAAACGCCTTTGGACACACCGTTCTCGAAAAATCTTTCACCGGTTTGATCCCATTGTAATTTACTCATAGGTATTCGTTCCTTTCTTTTAATAATAAATTTCAAATGTGTCATGATTTAATTTATCTGATACATAATGATTCATATGCCTTGCGGTTTTAAACTTAGACATTCTTTCAACTATTTCACTATCAGGATCAAAGTCTATGACTACGACACAATATCTACATGGTTGAATATATACATCATCATCAGCGTGAATATTATTTATGTCATGACGTTCATAAATAATACATGGATATTCGATTAGCATATTCTCAGGTGGCTGAAAATAGACATGTCTTGTATTGTTCTTAAGAATATCATTTACTAATTTTTCATTAAGTTCAATTCTTTTTTGCTTATTTAACATTATACAAATCTCCTAAATATAAAATTATTCTAGGACGTTGTATTTCAGCAGAAGTTACAGTCCATTTTTTTCCATCTAATTCTGCATATTTAATATCTAGGTAATGATCTATGGCATAAGGGTCGGCGACAATACTAATTGTGGTTACCATATTAACATCTTCATTAACTTTATCTGAATGATCAAGTTTTCTGACATTTTTTATAATATCACCAATAGCATTTCTTTCGACAAAAGAATCAACTGTCCATACACCAGGAGTTGTTTCACCGCTTACGCCATACCCTATTTTGCCATAATATCTCATATTTTAAATTAACCTTGAGGTTGTTCGCTAACAGCAACTTTTTCTTCGAAAGTAATTGCAGAATATGGATTGACTAACGCACCACTGCAACGTGTTTCGATTAAGTATTCATACTTATTAAGGTTGATGTCAAAGTCATCGAATAAGGAGACTTGGCCGCCTTTATCAGCACCGACATTATAGTCGCCTAAGTTGGCTAAGATACCTAAAAGTTTGTAATCGTAACCGGAAACGGTTCTCTTGAGACCTTCCATTGGAGGAACGGTAACGATTTCACTAACACGTAAAGCTGTTTTTAATTTATCAATTGTTTCATAAATGACACGACCATTGAGATCTTCAATTAATAACATATTTGTTAACATATCTTCGGTTGTGAATAAGGCTGGATTACCTTTACCTTTATATTCTTTACGAGATTTAACAACATCTTTAATGAAAGCTTTAGCAAAAGCATAATCATCAGCGCCAGCAGCTCTCACTAATTCACGATTAACTGTATAAACAGCATTATCACCATAAATTGGTTTAATGTGATCTGGAGAGATCTTATCATTTGATTCAACTGATCTACCATCACCGATTAAGAAAGCACGAGCTAATTCTTCTTCGAGTTTGCCTCTCATTTCGCCTTTGATCCAGGAAATAACATCAAAGTCTGTGATATCGATGACATCATCTCTATCTAATTTTTGTAATTTATAAACTGTTTGTGGGTCAATTCTACGTTTGAAAGCCGCGATGACTTCTTCAACTTTTGTATTACCCTTAACGAAACCTCTAGCACGGGCTTCAGCACCTGTTAAAACTGCATATGTAGATTTAACTCTAGAGAATGGTGTTCTATGAACATGGGCCATAACATATTTAACCCATTCTTGGTCATTATCGACCATTGTTGGCACACCATTACCAACCATTTGATCTTCTGGGAATAATCTTTCGATATTTTGAACACCGTGAGCTAAGAATGTTTCTTTTAATGATTTACCATTCTTTTTTGCATCTTCAACAATATCTACAAATTCCGCATGTGTTAATTCTTCACCACTTTGATTGGTGACACCTTCAAAAGCATTATGTTTCATGTCTTTACCTCCATTTTTAGCTTCTTTGGCAGCGGCTTCAACCATCATATAAAACACCGCTTGTTGTTTTTTAGTCATAGAATCAATAACATCTTGAACTGATTCATTTTCATCTAATTCAACTTTTGATTCTGATTCTTTATGTTCCAGATTTTCTTCCTTAGGTTTTTCTTCCTTGGGTTTTTCTTCTTTTGGTTGTTCCTCAGGTTTTTGTTCTGGTTCTTTTTGCTCTTCTTCTGGCTTTTGTTCCTCAGAATGATACATTTCAAACGACTCATCATCATTATAAATTGTAGCATCACCAAGATCTTCGTCATCATCGGAATGAGCGATTGCGTCTATCAAAGCACCAGGATTAGCCCCTGCTAATACTAAACTAACTTCTCTAATAACGCCATGAATAACTTCTTTTTTAGAATTTTGTTTTAATTGGTTTGCATAAATAGATAATGCACAAATATCACCATGTTGAACTAATTCTTTTGCGGTTTTACCAGCTTCAGTGTTATTTAAACAACAATAAGCATAGACACCGTCTTCTCTTTCTTCTAAGATAGCATGACCCAATACTCTATTAGCATCATCATGTTTATGATTCCAAACTAAAGGGACTTTTTTACCATCACTAGTTTGAAACGCATGCTTTAAGATAGTTCTTCCATCTGAGCATTTGTGATTAAACTTTGTAGCCCAACCACCAAAATCATAGGTTTCTGGTTTACTCATTTTGATTTTTACCCTCCACTATTATTTTTAGATACTTTTTTTAATAGAGCAAGTTCTGCTTTTGCTGCACTTTCTTCTTCGGATACAGTTTCTTGTTCTACATTATTCTTGTTTAAATTCTTATTTCTAAGCTCATCTGCTTCAGGGGAATCAGATGGTAACATACCAATCAATTCACGAACTTCATTTGATGAAAGAATTTCATTTCTAGTCATCTTATCCGCAAAATCTGGTATTGAATCTATAGAAATCAGTTTATATGTTTGGTTAAAGTATGATATACGTTGACCTTGAGTTCTACCAGTTTTAGTAATAAATTTTCTACTAAATTCTTCTGTTATAGCTTTACATATTGGTTCAACGGTTCTGTTAAAATAATTTTGCATTGTTTTAGCATCTGCGGTACCATTTAATATCTCATCTGTAACTCCTAACTGGCCCATAAACATACTCGTTAAAAATTGAATTTGAGCTAATAAATTGTTATCCGCAGGTCTATTTAATTGCATAACTTTTTCAGTTCCATCAGTATAAGCAATGCCATACTGTGAATCCGCTAACTGACTTTCTATATCAGCACGTCTATCTGCAGCTTGTTTTTTACGTGCCTCTGTCTTGATAACATATGGTAACTGAATAATTAAATTCAACTTACCTGATGCACTCTGTGTATCTATCATATCAAGCAGGTTATATTTTTT